ATTGATACGTCAGGCTACCCAGAAGTTAGTGCCAGACACCTGTTCAAGCAGATTGAAATGTTTGCGGGCTACGCCTTCAACAAGTCTCACGCTGTCGAGTACACGGTCATCTCCTTCTGGACGATGTATCTCAAGGTCCACTACCCCGCTGAGTTCTTCGCGGCCACGCTCAGTGTGCTGAAGGAAGAGAAGCTGGAGGGCCTGGTGCGCGAAGCGGAAAGGTACGCCATTGGCGTAGTCCCGCCTTGCATCAACGTGTCCACAGACAGGTTTGAAATCGTGGACAACCCAGACGGTGAGACCTGGCTCGTCATACCATTCAACAGGGTCAAGCAAATCTCAGACAAGACCGCCAACCATCTGATCGAGGTCAGAAAAGCTGGCGGCCCCTTCATCGACTATGCTGACCTTGAACTGCGAACCACTGGCAGGACGTTCAATAAGCGACACAAGGAGAATCTCCATAAGGTCGGTGGCTTCGCTGTGTTCTACCCAGACGAGCCTGATGCGCTGGACGAGTCCAGACGCAAGGACCAGGTGGAACTCATGCCGGGTCTGATCACCGCTGTCGTCAAGGCAGACCGTGGTATCAGTATTGATACCAAGACCCGCAACCGACTGGTCAACGAGGTCGTCAAACCATGCCAGGAGTGTCGTGGCTGCGACCTGTCTGGTGGTGTCCACCCTGTTCCCAGATTGGGAAGTGCGGCCAAGTTCATGGTTATCACGGACTGCCCCAACTTCTCAGAAGAGGCAGACAACAAGATGCTGTCTGGCAAGGCATCCAACTATGTTCGCGAGGCACTCAAGTCCAACGGGCTGGCAGTCAACGAGGGTTACTTCACCAGCCTGGTCAAGTCTCCCAAGTCGGAGAAGATCGTGACCAACGAACAGATCAACGGGTGCAGGGAGTGGATTCAGAAGGAGATAGAGATACTGAAGCCGCCCATCATCGTGCTGCTAGGCAACTCTACCATCAGGGAGCTTGCCCCAGAGGTCAAGCCCGGCATGGAGAATGCAGGGCGCGTGGTCTTCAAGCCTGACATCGACGCAAGCATGGTGATCGGCTTTAACCCTGCATCCATCACATTCGACGGGTCCAAGCAGGATGTGCTGAATGAAATATTCGGACGAGTAAAGGAGATGATTTCATGAGACGGGAAAACGCAGGTAACAAAATGTGCCCGCTGCTGCACGGCAGAGCCAAGACTGGTTACTGCGAGGGCGCAGCCTGCATGATGTGGCGCTGGTATCAGGTCTATCAGTCTAGCAACCTGTCAAAAGAACAAGGGTATTGCGGGCTGTCAGGCCCACAACCAGGACATCGTGTTTATCGAACGGAGGAGAGCAAATGAGTTTCTTAGATGAGGCTCGAGTCACGCTGCGCGTGGACGAGCAACCAGAGGTCAAGACCTTCATCGACCCAGATCAGGTCGCGGAAGATGTCAAGATCGACCCGAACAATATCGAAAGCACCATGCTAGGCATTTCTGCTATCTACAGCAGGTATGCCCACTTCGTTTCTATGGCCCGCATCCAGCGTGACGGCTTCAAGAGTCGCAAGCGTCTGCTCCAGGCCAAGGTCGAGAAAGCTGTGCGCGACAAGGCCCAGGAGGACGGGGAGAAGCTGACCAATCCGCAGGTGGCATCGCTGGTGGACTCCCACCCTGTCGTGGTGAAGGCTGACTTGGCTCTGAACGAGGCTGCCGCTGTGCTGTCGGCAATCCAGGAGACCCTGAACTCCATTTCGATGAAGAGGGATATGCTGGTTCAGCTTAACAAGAACCGCAACCGCGAGTGGGATATGTCCTCTGCGAATGTAGCCAAACAAGACCTGTCGGACGTGGGATTATAACCTGCCCCGATGCTTCCATTGTCCAACGATTGCGCTATAATAAGCGAGTCGAAAGACCACACGCCCAATAGGGCCACTTTACACTGACATACTTTTAGGAGACCAATATGTCGTCATTACTTGATCAAGTCCGTGCCAAACAGAAGGAACTCGACTCCAAACGAGCGAAGGACTTCTCCGTCACTCCCCCGGCTGGCAACTCTCGCTGGCGTATCCTGCCCCACTGGTCTGGCGATGCTGAAAATCTGCCGGTCCACGACTTCGGGCAGCACTTCATCAAAGACCCGCACTCAAAAGAGGTCAAAGCTGTTGTTGTTTGCAACGCCAAGACCTTTGCCGAGCCGTGTGAGGTCTGCGATCAGATCGCTTCGCTCAAGGCTGAAGCGATGGGTGCTGGCAACGAGGAAATGGTGCAGTACTACAACGAGGCACGTAGCGCCCAGAAACATCTGGTCAACGCCGTGCGCTGGGAGAAGGACAAGGGCTACCATGACGAGGTAGTTACCCTGGCACTTCCAATGACAGCCTTTGAGCAGTTGATGGGACTCGTCGCAACCTACTATGCAGAAGGGGTCAACCTCTTCGACATGGAAGGTGGCCACGACATCATCATCATGCGTAACGGTTCAGGTCGCAACACCAAGTACACTGTCATGGCCGCGCCCACGGCGTCTGTCATCGACAGCAAGTATCAGGAGAAGGCCCAAAACCTCGAAGAGTATGTCAACCAGATCAACGAGGAGAAGACTCGTGCGGCCCTGGCTGCGCTGGGTGTTCGCAAGTCCCCCGCAACCGCTGCCCTTCCTGCGGCTGTCACAGGCGCTGCTGCTGTAACCCCAGCGGCTACCGCCACGCCAACGCCTGAAGAGGTAGCCGCCGCGACTGCTGCTGTTGAGACGGCAGAAGCGGAGACTGTCTCAGAGGGACCGGAGTCCGTCGCTGACGCGCTTGGGGATGTTGACCTTGATGATCTGGACCTGGGTGATTTGTCCGACGCTGACCTGTCAGACGTAATCTAATTCCGTGGCCCCGCTTTGGACAGGCGGGGTTGTCCAGCCCCCTCAAATGCCGAAAGCATACGAAGCATACTCGTTCGACCTAGTGGTGTCGTGGAGAGGGGGTCACGGATTTTAGGAGGAAACATGAAGAAGAGGGAAAAGATAGCAGTCGTAAAGAGGCTGCTGGCAATGGACGAGAACCCTGCCGTCCTGCTCTATGCCATAGACGAAGTGCTGGGTGCCGATGCGATGGTGTATTCCTTCACGGCCCACACTGAGGCTCTCAAGCTAATCAAGAAGGCGACTAAGCATGTCAACCGTACTTCTGATTGATGGCAACGCCATAGGTTACGCAAACCAGTTGGGCATGACTCGACTGTCCTGCGGCGATCAAGCGACTCACGCTGTCTATGGCTTTCTAACAACGCTTCGCAAGCTGATGCTACCACCCACAGCTAACAGATTACCTGTCGTCTTGTGGGATGGTGATGCGTCGTGGCGCAAGGATTTGCTGCCATCATACAAAGCGAATCGCAAAGACGATCCCAAGAAGGTGAAAGTAAAGGACGAGTACAAGAGTCAGTCACCTTTCATTCGCCAGAGTCTGATGCACCTGGGCATTGACCAGATGCTATCCATGTCCTGCGAGGCTGACGATCTGGCTGGGGCATACGCAAGGCTGCTGTCTGCCAGAGGGCATGACGTAGAGTTAATCACGGGCGACCAGGACTGGCTCCAGTTGGTCAGCCCCAAAGTCTCCTGGCACGATCCCATTCGTGACCGCAGGGTAGACGTTATGAATTTCGAGGACTTCACTGGCTGCGCTAACACCTACCAGTTCATTGAAGTCAAGGCTCTCATGGGTGACACGTCCGACAATATCAAAGGTGTCGGTGGCATCGGAGAGAAGCGGGCCAAGGAACTGGTTCGCGAGTATGGGAGCGTAGCCAACCTCGTCTACAACCATGAGGCCAGCTACGAGCATCTGCCAAAGTACCTGCGTGACTTCATCAGCCAGAAGGAAAAGCAAGATGCCTTCGAGCGTAACATCAAGCTGATGCACCTGGACGGCAAGCACCCCAGCATTAAGGAGCGCAAGATCATCAAGGGCAAGTGGAATCGTGAAGCCTTTGAGAACTTGTGCAATGAGTTAGCCTTTATGTCCATATCCAAGAACTTGGATTCGTGGATCAAGCCGTTCGAGAGGTTCAAATGAGTACAATTTTAGACAAACTGACCGACACCCTGGGGGCAACAGCCTCGTCTGAGTTTGAGGTCACGCATTTTCTGGACACTGGCTTCGCGCCTTTGAACAAGTGCATCACGGGTTACTACACGCAAGGCATGCCCACGGGTCGCATCGTAGAAATGTTTGGGCCACCTAGCTGTGGCAAGACCGCCATTGCAACCGTGGCAATGGCAGAGGCCATCCAGATGGAAGGCTTCGCCATGTTCATGGATCATGAGCGGTCATTCGACATCACTCTTGCCAGAGACCTTGGCCTTGATGATGCCAGTGGTCGCTTCGGCCATCTGCGGCCCAAGACGCTGGAAGAATCTTTCATGCGAGCCTTGAACACAGCGGTCAAGATTCGTGACGAAGAAATGATCCCGTCTGAGGCTCCCATCGTGTGCGTGTTCGATAGCCTTGCTGCTATGGTTCCGCAGTCCAAGATGGCAAAGGAACTGGACGAGTTGACGATGGCTGACAGCCTGGCCCTCGCCAAAGCAACCAGCACTGTTCTCCCCGCCGTGAAGCAGCGGGCAGAGGACGCAAATATGCTGGTGCTACTGCTCAACCAGGTCCGTGAGAACCCAGGCGGCTATGGCAACACAGAGCGCACCCCTGGTGGTAAGGCCCCGGCGTTCTATGCTGACGTTCGCATTCGCTTGCAGGCCAAGCCACTCTGGGACAGCAAGAAGAACAGGCTGGGCCAGACCATCACCGCCGAGTGCATCAAGACCAAGCTGACCGCCCCCTTCAAATCATGCGAGTGGGACTTCCTGTTTATGGAAGACGGCTCTGGCATGTTTGATGTGCCAGGTGGTCTGATCGAAGAGGCAGTCAAGATTGGTACACTGGTTCGCAAGGGCGCCCGCATTGAGTATGGTGGCAAGTCCTACTTCAAGAACCAGTTGAAGGAAATCATCGACCCAGACGAACTTCGTGAGGCAATCATCGCTGGAGCGTCCCTTGCCTAGAGTCAACACAAGTATGCGGCGGGTCAAGCGTGTGCCAGGCCCAGAGGGTAAGTTGATCTGGACCCTGCAAACAGAGGCCGAGCGCAAGAAAGACAATCTCCTGTGCAACTTCTGTTCGTGGAAGGGTCCGATCAAACCCTACCGCACTTGCAAGACCTACAGCACCATCAACAAATTGCAGGGGCAGGGTCTGGGCGTCATGATCCGTGGTTGCAACAAGTATCAGCCGATCATGACGTTCAGGCCCCCGCTGGGCAACTGCGATGACCTGTTCAACACGTTCAGATTCGGTGGGGCCTGGTACAATAGAGTATCAGAGGGAACCATCGTGGGCCTGTTCGACACAGTGAAAGGCCACTTCTTTGGGAAGGGCCAGGTCGTGGAAGTGCATCATGGCGCACTGGAGGAAATGTGTGACAGATTCGCCCACGACAACCACCTGTTTATTGGGGATGACCCCGCAACTGCCGCATCTAAATTGTACGGCGCAATCGAGAAGGTCTATGGACATCTTCTAGCAACGAAGGAGGACCCAAAATGTACGGTAATATATATTCAACGGATAGGCACAGAAGAGACATCGAAAAAGCGAAGGCGAAAATCGAAGAAGTGAAAGACATCCTCCAGTGTGTCATGCTGGATATGTTGGACATCGCAGAGGAGTATTGCATCGAGGCCAACTTGCCATTCGATGACTTCACTGAGGATGAGCATGGCAACAAGCGAGGCATCGTGTACCCAGAGAATGTCGCGCCCGACCTGGACAATGCCATTGGCAGTCTGGATGAGGCATGGCACTCGCTCTACGCAATGCTACCTAAATCGAACTGACTGCGATCTGTTATAGTGGGATAACAGAACACCAAAGGGAGGACAACCATGCAAACATTCCTGCCATACCCTGATTTCAGTGAGTCAATGCGGGTGCTAGACCCCAGCAGGCTGGGCAATCAAGTTTATCGTGAGGGCATGACGCTACTGCGTGGCGGCTGGCCCAATCATCCTGCCAGCAAGATGTGGCGTGGCTACGAGGTAGCACTAGCTGAGTATCTATATAAGGGAGTCATTCAATTAAAGGTACGAGGCAGAGATTATACATTACGTCCTTGGTTCGGTGAGATATTAGCTTATCGTGATGAACCTCTAGTCCTACCACCTTGGCTGGGCGACGAGGCCATTCATTCGTCGCATCGTGCCGCTCTGCTCTACAAGGACCCAGAGTGGTACGGTAGATTTGGCTGGACTGAGGAGCCGGTTGGCCCACATCCAATCACAGGCAAACTGCAATACATATGGCCGGAGGCAGCATGAGTAAGCCCTATTTACTGTGGTCGGACAGCCACTTTCATAACTGGTCTGCCTTCGCAGAGACAACCGAAGACGGCGTGAACTCGAGGCTGGCACTACAGATTCAAGAGGCGCGTCGAGCGTACTCAATGCTCAAGAGTGCGGGCGGAGACACAGCGATCCATGCTGGCGACCTGTTCCATGTGCGTGGCAACCTCAAGCCCAGCGTACTCAACACGGTAGACAACTTCTTTCAGGACATGGTGGACGAAGGTTTTGAAACTGCCATTCTGTCGGGCAACCATGACCTGGAGAGCAACGATTCCAAGTCGCTGACCAGTGCCGTGACCTCACTCAAGCGGCCAGGCGTGGAGCCAGTAAGCTACGTCGCCACCTTCCCAGAGCAAGGGGTTGTCATGGTGCCGTGGCATTCCACGGTAGACAAGCTAGTGGAGACATTGGAGAAGCTGGCCTCGAGTTTCGAGGAGAAGGCTGACTACGATCTGATCATCCATGCGCCTGTCAACGATGTCATTATCAACATCCCCAATACGGGCCTGAATCCAGACCATCTTGCGGCTCTGGGATTCAGACGAGTGTTCGCCGGTCACTATCACAACCATAAATCCTTTTGTGATGGCAAAGTTTATTCTATAGGCGCACTCTGTCACCAAACCTGGGGCGATGTGGGGAGCCAGGCAGGGTTCATGCTGGTCTGGCCCGACAAGGTGAAGTTCATTGCTTCCAGCATCCCTCAGTTCGTCAGGCTGCCAGTTGGGGCAGAAGACGAGGACCTGTTCATCTGCGACGGCAATTATGTCAGGGCTGACATAGAGGACCCGACGCCAGAGAGGGTCAACGAACTCAGAAAATACCTGCTGGGCTTTGGTGCAGTAGGTGTAACGGTTCGCACCATCATCAAGTCCAAGTCTGTCCGTGAAGGTGGCTCGACTGTCACCGCAATGGATTCGTTAGGCGAGTCCATCATCAAGTACACCACGGACAAGTACGACGAGGACGTGGCAGAAGTGTGCGAGGAAATCTTCAAAGAGGTAAGTGAATTATGATTTCCAGGTTCCGGGCGCAACAGGGTCAAATTTTAGTTCTTATACTTAGAGGGCGGCCAACGTGAAGTTCACATCGTTTGATATTACAGGCTTTATGGCCATTGGCGAGGCCAGGCTCGATCTAAAGGACAAAGGACTCATCTTGATTCAAGGTGAAAACCGTGACGATGAATCGGCTAAGTCCAACGGGGCAGGCAAGTCCAGCGTGGTGGATGCCATAAGCTGGTGCCTGTTTGGTCTGACCGCCAGAGGTGAGTCGGGCGATGCGATCATCAACAACAACCATAAGTATGCCTACACGAAGGTCATCATCGAACAAGAAGACGGCCAGCAATACTCTATCATGCGAACCAGGAAGCACCCCAAGCACAAGAACAGGGTGAAACTGTTCAGGTGGGGCTGGGATGATGAGGAATATACATGGGTGGACATGACCGCTGGCACAGACAAGGCCACCCAGGAACTAATTAACAAGGTGATCGGCTGCGACCATACTGTGTTCAACGCCGCCATCTACCAGGGCCAGGAGAAGATTCCCAATCTGCCCACGTTCACCGACAAGCAACTCAAGGAACTGGTGGAAGAAACCGCTGGCATCAACATCCTGCAAGACTGTTACACCAAGGCCAGAGAGAAGCTGCGTGGTGCCGACACCATATTCAAGTCCGTCGATGAACGCCTGGGGCGTGTCGAAGAGGCTCTTGACAAATGCAAGAACGATTTGAAGATTGTCAAGGCCAGAAATGATAATTGGCAAGACGAGCAGGACGCCCGCGTCGAAATGCTGCGCCTGACTTACGAAGACAAGAAAGAGGCGTGGGGCGAGGCGGCAGCCAAACTCAAGTCTGCTGAAGAAAAGCGGCCCAAGATTGAGGCCAATATCAAGACGCTGAAGAAAACCCTGAAGCGCAAGGATGAATTGGCAGAAGAACTTGAAGAAATGCGATCCGTCTTGGGAGACCTGGAAACTGATGTGGCAATAGCCTTATCAAATCGTGAACGCATTGAGTCGAAGATGAAACGGCTCCAGTCAGACTTACTCAGAGCCAACGAGCGCGTAGGAACCCCATGTGGTGAGTGTGGCAAAACCATCGAAGAGGATGATCTGTCTGGCGTGATTACAAGCGCCAAGGCAGCCATTGCTGATGCGAATGCTGACTACCTGACTGCCAACGATCTGGTGTCTGCGGCTAAAGAGAAAGCTGCCAAGCAGGAAAAAGCAGTAGACAAGTTCAAGGCTGCCATCCCAGATTATTCTGAGGCCACAGAGAAACTGATGAAGTGTCGTGAGGTCATCACCAAGATCGACGGCATGGCATCCAGAGTGGACCTGCTGCGCGATGCTATGGATGAGGCCCAGAGTGCGTGGGAGTTCGCAGAAGAGGCAGAGAACCCCCATGAGGACGCCATCAACACTCTGGTCAATGACCTGGTGGATTACAAGGCATCCCACAAGAAGCACAAGAAGGAATACAAGGACGCTCTGGCACAGCGGGCACTGTATGAGCAGGCTGTAGAAGTGTTCGCCCCAGCAGGCGTTCGCGCTCACATCTTGGATCATGTCACGCCGTTCCTGAACGCCAGAACGGGTCACTATTTATCCACCCTGTCTGATGGCAACCTCTCGGCTGTCTGGACAACGCTGAGTAAGACGGCGAAGGGTGAACTGCGGGAGAAATTCTCAATAGAGGTGAGTAATGCCAAAGGTGGTAAGTCTTTTGGACTATTATCCGGTGGTGAAAAGCGAAAAGTCAGGCTGGCTTGCGCGATGGCGCTCCAGGACGTGGTATCCCAACGTGCCACCAAGCCTATCGACTTATTCATGGCCGACGAAATCGACGACGCTCTCGACGAGGCAGGGCTTGAAAGGCTCATGGCTATCCTCGATGAGAAAGCCCGTGAGCGTGGAACTGTCCTTGTAGTGAGTCACAACAGCCTGAGTGACTGGATACGTGAGGTTGCGACAGTCACGAAGGAGGGCGGCGAGTCAACGATTGACGGTGCCCTATGCTAGACCCAGTGGAGAGCATCACTATCTGCGAAGGCGATACCGTGGTGCTGGATAGCCTCACAATTACCACGACAGGGGAATCCATTCATGTGACCCCAGGAAGCACTACGACTGGTACAATCATAGTTGATGGAGTCCCAGCGGGAGCGGATGAACTCAAAGGACGAGAACTCGACTACATCATTTACGATGAGGTCGCGGAAATAGATTGGGAAAAGACAAAGGAGGCAATGATGGCAAAATTCAGCAGCAAAGTGGTTGACCTGCTCAAGTCGAATACTTCGACTATAGAGAGCGCGGTCATAGCCGAAGACAAGATCAAGGACTTGGAGGCGTTCACCGAAATCATGGACGAACTGCTCCTGCCCATCATGAAGCGCAACAGGTTCTGGGCCACGACAGGCCCAGTGAAACTATCGGCTTATGATGAGAAGAAGAACAAATGGAAGATGGTGTCCTGCGTGGGCGGTGAAAAGCTGGAGTACAAAGGCATGCGTGTGGGGAATCGCGATGGCCTGTT